TGCATACCCCCTCTATATAGAATGAGCGAACTTGGAAGAATAAGCGAATACTCATGAATATATAGCATGAGCGAATCTGAATAGGGGTGAGCGAATCCAGATGAGTGGTTCGTTCATTTTTTTTTTTTTTTTGTATGTGTGCACATAACATGCATACGGTTTAAAAATACAAATTTTCTCGCGGTATTGCATATATTCATATACGGGGGGGCGGGTGGACCATGCCCCGTAACCTATTGATTTATATATCTTTTTTATGTTGCAAATATGCATCACCTTGGTTCAAAAGTAACCCGATAATATAGATTTTGGAAAGTCCGGCGGCCCTTATAATCTGCCAAATACTGATCCCATAATCTCCCCTCTAAATCCGCTCATAAGGGGGCCCCCCTGTATCCTCTTATCATGTCACGTGCACCCGCGCACGCACGTGCGAACCTGTCCAACAAAATAACGCCAGCACCGGACTATCCCAGATGCTGGCGCTATGTTGTCGGTTAGACTACGAGGTGATCAGCCGGTCTGTCTGGCTGTATGCGGTATCGATCCACTTTGATGTACGCACCTCGATGACGCCATTGTCCTTGACGTGGAATGCCTCCGCAGAAGAATGCGCCAAGCGCACAAACGTCCTTGCTAGTTTGTAGTCATTGGCATCGATGGCACGTTGCGCCTTGCCAATCCACTCCCGAAAGCATGTAACTTGTGCTGGTTCGTCTACTTTGTGAGGTGCCATGAAGTCACTTAGTGTGTCAATATTGTGTGTTGCATCTTCCTGTAGCATATCAAGTTTCCTTTTGTTTGTTTGTGGTTCGCCCATTATCGATGGATATGGACATTCTGTCAATCATCCGCCGCCGGGTTGCCGAATACATCATCTTGGCACGGTTCGCACATTCTGCTGATATTGTATTCTTCCCGGCTAAGTTCATCGCGGAATACCAGTTCGCCCGTCTTATCGCGCAATGGTGCCTTGGCGCAAACCGGACACCGGCCAGACATGATCAGTTTCATTTCCTCTGGAAAGATTGCGTTCATAATGTCTCTGTTCATAGCGATTTTCCTCTTTTCAGCGTTTCAGATGTACCCACCCTAAACAGGAAGCGGCGACGATGCAATACCAAATACATCGCCGCCGCCATCATCCCCGCTGGACTATCCAGCCAATAGCGCGAACCTTTCGAATATCTCGCTATAAAGTTCCTTCCGCTCCCGTTCCCGGTGCCATCGTTTGCAATGTCCTTCATGTTTGTACCAATACGATGTATGGACATATTTATCGCCCATCCTGTTATATCGATACTGATTGAAGAACCAGATCCGGTTGCCATCCGGTAAGCGGATTTGCTCCGGTTCCGAATACGCAACGGCGGGGTCGTTCACGTCTGTTTCGTTCATCTTCATGTTCATCTCTCTCTTTCGTTTGGTTTACAATATGTAGGATAGTACGATAACCGCGACTGCAATGATGCACAGCCGATACACAAACAATACAAAGCCCTCCATTGCCTACGCCACAAGTTCAGCGGCGGCGATGGTGGCCCGACTTTTGATGTCATTCTGGCCGGAATACAATGCACGGTCCAGCCGGTGATCATCAGAAGCGTAGGAGCGCATTGGCGCGTGATCTGCAATATACGTCACGACATTGTACGCACCCCACAATGTACCCTCTGCCTTTTCCCAGCCGGGATTGACGGCGTTATCATTAGACGGCGCATCGATCTGGTTCAATAAGCGGCCTGCTTCATCCTCCGCACCCCGCCGCATTGCGTCGATTACTTCCTGATTGCGCCGTTGTTGTTCACGCACCGGTTCCTGCTTTTCGTTGCGTGGATCAGAACCGTGATAAAGCGCAATAGCACGGCGAACAGTCGCGCTATCAATCAATCGCCCAGCATCGTCGGACTTTGGCTGCTGTTTGTATACAGTACGGAAATAATCCACCACTGCTTCACCATCCAGCCGCCGCGCCATCATTGCCTTGCACAGCGTCTCGTAATCTACTGACTGCATACGGACCAAGTCCAGCGCAACGCGCATCAGATCGGCATCGAATAGCGCCCGGTGATTATCTCGCACCATGTCACCCGCGCTCGATGTTGCCAAGCGCAACGTATTAGCGCAGACCACACGGATCGGCGTGTAGAATGCTGTATTCGCATTCACGCCAGAATGATCGATGGTATACGTTAAAAAGTTCGCCACTTGATCATCCTGCCCTACGTCGAAGCCGGTGCCCAGACGGCACAGGAACCATACTTTACGACCACTGAACAGCGACCCCGCCGTCTCCAGCGTAAATTCGCCACTATCAATGAACGGCTGCAATACATCAACGGCGGATGCATTGTCGCGTACGTTGTACCCATCGTCTGTGACCGGATGCACCGAAAGCTGTGCACCATCGTTGGAGCGGATTAAATGAAACTCATTTTCGATATACTGTCCCGGCGTAAACGGGTGGTCATCGCCATACATCAAAGATACCTTCTGGACTTCCCAATCAAGCCCCGCCTTTTCCATGAATGCTGGCATGTCCCGCAATGCTGGATCATCCGCGCCAATCTCTACGCCTAAACCGTGCCACGGCACTTCGCCGGTCCACGCCATCGTCTCAACTGCGTCTACCATAATCTCTTTCACTTCCATGTTGTTTTCAAAGGTTCACTCGTTACAAGGCTTCACAGCATACAGGACGCATCAAAGCGGTCAAGCACTAAAACGCGCCGCCGCCGCTTTTATATCATCAAGGACGAACGCGCCGCCGCGCCGCTTTGCCGGTCCTTTAGCCAATAGCGATACAATACAGCTATCGGGATCTGTAAATCTCAAATCATCCTCGTCGCCGCTCACGACCCGCCGCCCCCAAAGCACGGAACCGGGAGGTGGCGCGGTCCTGAACGGTATAGCAATATTATGAGTAGAGGCTAACAAAATTTCCAATTGTTCCTTTGTTGTATTTTCTGATAACGAATATGTTAAATGCCAATTGCTAACAAAATTACCCATGATGCGGTTGAATGATTTTGTGTAATCATAGAACTGCAAATCCGTGTATTTTTTAGCGTATCGTTTACCTAATCCTAGATCGGTTGTCCCATCTAATCTGAAGCACGGTTGCATATTCATTTTCTTGCTAAACAATACGAACGATGATATGTCACCAGCTAACAAATTATGAAAGTCGCGCCTATTCTCAAAGAATAACTTTGTTTTACGGATGCGCGCATTTTGTGTACGCTTCATAGCACCGAACCCACTATAGAATAGACATACATCACGACAACCCGGCGAACTGTTAGGGCATGCATCATAACCACTAGTTGTATTTGGTGCACCGTACCAGATAGAAGTAAGGATGCCGCTCTTTTCCCCCTTCACTGTTTTAGCGTTATTATATGACAATATATTTCCGCTCCAATTTAACGTCATTATGTGGCTACCCTTTTTTTAATCCACCTTCCATTTTTGTCTATCCATTTAATCCAGTTTAATGTATTCCACATTGTAGTATGTACGGGAGGGACGGAGAATTGATAATCCCAATTAGGGTGGCCTAACTGTACTATATGAATCTTCATTTCAAGTGTTGGCGTATTTCCGCTCCAATTAGTCATGTTATGCATTCCTGTTGTTTGTTTAGTTTCACCATGCCTTATAATAACACAGTGAAAGGTGGCGTCAAGTCACAAAGTGTTACAGAGTGTTACAGCCGATCACATTTTCAGAAAAGGCTTGACATCACCAAAACAGCCATTATAATAGGACATACAGGCCGTAAGCAATCTTGCGTCTTGATGGAGTGATGGGCTAACAAAAAAAAGGATTGACTAACAAAAAGGGCCGTGCTAACAAAAGCAACATGCTAACAAAAAGGACAGGCTAACAAAATGAAAGAGCAAAGTAAGAAGCAACGGGTGCGCTACAACCCCATTGCAAAAGACTTGCGAACACCTAAATATAAGCAGCGGATCAAAAGGGCAAAGAGCAAATACGACGAGAATTATGACATAGACGAGGATTTAGAGGCATACTATGAAGACGCTAAAAAACCGGACAGTTGATAAGTTTAACGTGCTATGGCACAACAAAACTATCAAGAGCGTTTACGAAGGACGATGGGTTTGGTATCACACAATATTAGCGGTAGAGCTATTTGTTGTTATCCTCCTGTTGTTTTTAATTTTTCTTAAACTGTGATACATGGAGGAACAGATGAATAACGCGCACGATAATTTAAATATCATGACAACAAAAGAAATCTTAGAAAGAAATGTGTATGACCTTCAAGAGCAATTAAATAATGCTCACAAAAAAATAGTTAAACTACAGGAAGAAATAAACAAAAGGACTACGATAGTAAATGAAAATAGATAAAAGTATCCGTAAGCACGACGGTAACACAGTGACATGGAAAAGGCTTCATACGCCTTTACTTTATTTTGATACTATTGAAGAGTACAACAAAGTAAAACACAAAGACTATGTGGACGTACATACATGGGTTGCTGTGGATGTAGAGGACATGTGGAACATACAACTAACATATGAAAAAGGATAGGGAAAGATGCCTAGATACATAACTCGTAAAGTAACGAAGTTCTCTTTTGTCATGCCGGTATATGATAATGATGTATATTTAACTAACATAGTACCTGATACGGGTCCGCCTAGTGGAGAATGGCGAGAACTTATGATACCATGCGAAGATAGACACAGCGTAGGTTACAATGTGTATGGCTGGGACTATAAAAAACAAGTATGGCATATTATAGATACCGGTGGTTATTATGACGAGGCTAAAGAGATAGCCGATGAATACGACAAGAAGATGGTTAAGGAGTTGGGGATATACTGCGATGACATGGGAGATAAAAAGAGTTATGATGATATATAAGCTAGAGTTTGAAAGTACAGCTTATAGGGTGTAATTGCAATGCCTTGCACAAATGGCAGAGAAGGGCGTAATTGGTTTAGTACTGAACCAATTACAATCTTTGCTCTTGACTATCGATAGGCAGGATGGTAGTTGTACTTTCAATTCGGGAGAGACAAGAGTGGTGGCCCGACACCAGACACAGGCGATAGTCGCCGTGCCTAAAAATACTCTTGTCTCACTACTCTAATGAAGGGAGATCACGATGGGTAAAGTAAAAGGATGGCTGATGGAGATGGAGGAAGATGCTCTTATTATGCCACTAGATGAATGGATTAACAAACATGGAGAAACACAAAAACATGTTTATGTATCAGTAAACGGAGAAAGTAAAGAAGTTATTAACTTAGTATTAGGAGAGAATATAAATGAACATGAAGAAACTTTCTGAGAATGTTATAAATATAGAACACTCAATAACTCAATTCGAAAAAGGCAAGATATCTTATGATGATTGTCTTGACAGTCTTCTTTCCTTTGGGTATTCTTTCAAGGAGGCCGTGGTTATTCTTAGGAACACGGGCGTATCTGGAGATAGCAATTAGCGGAGAAAAACTATGGCACTGGTTCTTGATATAGAAACTGATTCGCTCAATGCTACTAAGATATGGGTAGTAGCAACAAAAGATACAAACACAAAGGAAATAAGAACATTTACAAATCCAACAAAATTTGCTGATTACATCAAGGACTACAAAAAATTTATAGGACACAACATCTTATCATTTGACGCCCCTATTCTAAATAAGCTGTGGGGTACAAATATAAAGGTGTCACAGATAACGGATACTCTTGTATTATCATATTTATTTAATCCTAACAGAAAGGGTGGACATTCCCTTAACAACCTGTCCAGCTTAGTAGGTAAGCGAAAAATAGAGTTCTCTGATTTCAGCGAATATTCAGAGACTATGCTTGAGTACTGCATCAACGATGTAGAGGTAACAGAAGCTATATACAAATACTTGATGATGTATGAACAGCCGGGATTTTCTAACACAAGTATATCCCTTGAACACAACATACGGCATATCATTAACAAACAGGAAAGGTACGGTTTTCTTCTTGATTTACAAAAAGCGTCTGAGTTGCTATACGAAATAAAAACAAGAAGCGAAGAAATAGAAAGCAACATACAATCCTTTTTCAAGCCAAAGGTTCGTGCAGTCAAGGACGTTGTAATTAAAAAGAAGAAGGACGGCAGTATTTCCAAAGTAGGGCTGTCCCACATTGAAGATATCAGTCAATCTGTGGGGAACCATACGCTTATCAGATATGAGGATTTTAACTTAGGTTCACCTAAACAAATTGTAGAGCGCATGAACGAATACGGATGGAAGCCAACAAGATTTACACCCAAAGGCGCACCAAAGGTATGCGAGGAGAACTTAGAGACATTATCGGATGCTGCGCCCAGTTCAGTGAAGAACCTTGTATTATGGAAAACTCTTGAAACACGCTGGAAGACTATAGAGAGTTGGCTTGACGCATCCAGCGCAGATGGGCGGGTACACGGTAAAGTATTTACGATGGGCGCGGTAACAGGCCGCATGACGCACTCTGAACCCAATATGGCTAACATCGTATCTTCTAACAAAATATACGGAAAAGAATCACGGCAATGTTTTATAGCGCCAACAAAAAGTGTTCTTGTAGATACTGATGCGTCTGGCCTTGAATTAAGGATGCTGGCGCACTACATGAATAACGATGCGTTCACTAACGAAGTTGTCAATGGTGATCCGCATACGGCTAACATGAATGCAGCGGGGTTGTCTACTCGTTCACAGGCAAAGACGTTCATATATGCTTTTCTGTATGGCGCAGGAGCGGAGAAGATTGGTTCCATTGTAGGTGGATCAGCGAAGACAGGATCGACACTGAAGAATAGGTTTCTAACAAATATGCCTGATCTTAAAAGATTACAGGAGCAGGTCATAAAGAAGGCATCGCAGTACGGATATGTCAACGGACTAGACGGGCGGCGTATCCACATTCGCTCTCCCCATGCTGGACTGAATACGCTGCTACAGGGTGCCGGTGCGATTGTGTGTAAGCAGTGGGCCATCGAAATGGACAGGCGCATTCGGGCGGAAAAACTTGAGGCCCAACTGGTATGCAGTGTACACGATCAATATATTTACGAAGTGGGTGAAAAAAGTCTTGACATCTTCAAAAAGGTATGCGAAGATGGTATCAAGCAAGCAGGGCAGCGGTTGAATTTACGTTGTCCACTAGCATGCGATGTAGGAGTAGGCAGCACATGGTATGATGCTGAACATTAACAAAACTTAAATAAGGAGATATAGTATGATTATACGAGGAACTTCAATGTGGGCGCGTGTTCTTGAAGGACAGCCCAACAATCTTTCCAACAAGTATCAGGTAGACGTATGTAATTTGTCTTCTGAGGTAGTGAAGCAGCTAGAAAGTTCTGGCGTTCCTATTAAGAATGATGAGGAGCGCGGCAGCTACGTTACTGCGAAGGCGGTACGTCCTCCAAGAGTTATGGATGCTTCGAAGCGTCTGTGGGACGATACTGTTATCGGTAACGGATCAACTATTAAGATTTCGGCCAAACCGTATGATTGGACTTACAAAGGAAAATCTGGGGTCAGTCTTGGTCTTAATCAACTGATGGTTGTTAATCTTGTTGAGTACGAAATGGAAGAACTGGACGCAGAGGAGTCAGACACGGAAGATGAAGTAATATAGTTTTAGAGTAACATACTGATGGTAGGGGTTAATCACAACTGGGGTTAACACTTGGAAAGGTGAGGGACGGGCCTTCCATAATTTACATTACAAGGAGATGCTACAATGAAGACTGTCGATACTCTTGTAAAAGATATCTATGAAATAATTGATTCAGGTATTGAAGTTCATGAAGATGACATGAAGTTCCTTCTTTCCTTTATTGAAAGAGAGGTGCATACCTTTTTCAGTAAGGAGGAGCGAGAAAAAAATAGAAAAGCTACTTTGCGTATGTCTAATATTGGAAAAGACAAACGTAAAATGTGGTACGACTTTCATGAGCCTATTGAGCAAGAATTAAAGCCCAATGAGCGAATTAAATTTTTCTATGGGCATCTGCTGGAGGGCTTCCTACTTTTTCTATGTAAGGCAGCTAACCATGATGTACGTGACATGCAGAAGGAGGTTTCCCTTAACGGTATCAAGGGTCACATTGATGCTGTCATCGATGATGTAGTAGTCGATGTTAAGACTTCTTCAAGCTACGGGTTCAAGAAGTTCTCTCGTGGTGAGCTTTTCTCGAATGATCCCTTCGGCTACATCTATCAGATATCGGGATACATGCAAGCGTTGGACATGGATGAAGGGGCCTTCCTTGCCATTGACAAGCAGTATGGCGATTTAGCCTTGCTATCTGTTGAAGATATGAGTACGCTTGATGCGTCTAAACGCATTGATGAGTTGCGTGAAATTATAGCCAAGAGTGAGCCGCCTGTTCGCTGCTATGAAGAACAGGTTGAAAATAACGGGAACAGGAAACTTCCGTCCGAATGCAGGTGGTGTCACCATAAGTATAATTGTTGGTCTGACTCCAATGATGGTACAGGAATAAGAACCTTCAAGTATTCGAATGGATACAGATACCTTACTCACGTTGAAAAGGAACCTCAAGTTGAAGAATTACTATGACCAGATATGTTAAGACCCATCAGCCCTGTGCCGATTGTGGAAGCAGCGATGCCGTAGCATATTATCAAGACGGCAATTCATACTGCTTTTCATGTGGGATTAAACACAGTAGTGCCGGTAATAGGACGCTACTAGACGTATCTATAAAGAAAGAGGTGAGCATGGAACTTGATATAGGTACATTAGAAGCCATGACCGATAGAGGTATTTCAAAAAGTACATGTAAGTTCTTTAACGTCACCAAAGGATCGCGGGAGTGGTATTTCCCGTATTACGATAGTGATCATGTGCGCGTAGCATACAAAAAGAGAGGAGTTGAAAGTAAGACCTTTTCCACTAAAGGAAAGTTTCCATCAGCTACGCTGTTTGGTCAATCACTTTTCAATAGTGGAAAGTTCATCACCATCACAGAGGGGGAAGTAGATGCCCTTTCAACCTTCCAGATGCTAGGAAGTAAGTGGCCGGTGATTTCTATAAAGTCAGGAGTAAAAAGCGCCGTAAAGGATGTCTCTGATAACTATGAGTATTTAAATAAGTTTGATACTATCAAGATATGCTTTGACAATGATGATGTTGGGCGCAAGGCGGCAAAGGAAGTCGCTGAACTACTTCTTCCCAAAGCAGAGATAGTCCACCTAAACAGAAAAGATGCTAATGAGTATCTTACCAGTAATGATGAAAAGGAGTTTCAGCGTCTTTGGTGGCATTCAGAGAAGTATACACCAGAGGGCATTATCTCCGGTGCTTCTCTGTGGGAGGATGTTAAGGCAGGGCCGACAGAAAGTGAGGTATCCTATCCGTACAAAGGTTTGAACAATCTGACATACGGAATACGTTGTGGTGAGCTTATCACTATTGCTGCTGGTTCCGGTCTTGGCAAGTCATCGTTTATGCGTGAAATAGCGTTCCACATTCTCAACGAAACAGAGCAGAACATTGGGCTTCTGTTTCTTGAGGAAAGCGTAACTAGAACAGCACAGGCGCTGATAGGTTTGGAAATGAATAAGCCTATACATCTGCCTAACTTTGAATATACTGAGGAGGAGCTAAAGAGTGCGTTTCAAAATACGCTCGAAAAGGACCGGGTGTTCTTCTTTGATCATTTTGGAAGTAACTCTATTGATAACATAATCTCTCGTGTGCGATACATGGTTCGTATACTGAAGTGTAAGTACATTTTTTTAGATCACGTCAGTATCCTTGTATCAGATCAGTCTAACATGGATGAGCGTAAAGCACTTGATGAGATTATGACTAAGTTGAGGACACTGGTACAGGAGCTAGATATATGTATGTTTGTAGCCTCGCATCTGAAGCGCGTTGATTACGGCCATGAGGAGGGCGGCAGAACCAAGCTCCATCAGCTTCGCGGATCAGGCTCCATAGGGCAGCTATCAGATATAGTCTTAGGGCTTGAGCGAGACGGTCAGGCAGCGGATTTACGGGAAAGGCATACGACCACAGTCAGAGTGATTAAGAACCGCTTCAGCGGCCTCACAGGCCCAGCAAATAATTTGTTGTATGGGCTTGACACAGGTAGGCTAACTGAGATACCCCTTAACCATGACGATGAACTGGACGCAGAGGCTTTTTGATATGTTAATATACCAGAAACGAGTGTTTCCAGAAGACTTGCAGATGAACCCGTCTGTGTATTATCTATTTTCCGATAATGATAATAGATCAGGACATCTACAGTTTAGACAGAACAGCAACTTTATAGGGATACGTGTTAAAAAGGATGAACACGCCTTCGATAATTCATATTGGTCTGATGCCACATATGATGCAAACGTCTTGAAGATAAAACACGACTTTAAGATAGTTAATTCTCTACTGCTGGAGCTTGCTCCTGTTGTTTATAGTAATGAAACATTCGATATCAATGTATCTGAGTATTTCAAGATAAGTCCTAAAACGTGGGCGTATATTGAAAAGTACATGCAAAATATTCAACTGCTATCTGAAAAAAAGATGTGAGGTCAAAATGAAAGAGGTAGAAGTAGACAGCGATATAGTCAAGATCGCTCATGAGAAAGCTAAGAAACTTGGCGTTGTAAGGAGGTCTATAACTAAAGGAGATGGGAATTTTGTAGGATTTATAGGCGAACATCTGGCACAAAGCGTATACGGTGGAGAATTAATTAATACATTCAAATACGACTTAGTGTTGCCAGATGGTCGCCGCCTTGACATAAAGACAAAACTAACAGGATATCTTCCAAAACCTGATTATGATTGTTCCGTTACTGATTTCCAAATAGATTATGATTGTGATGGATACATCTTTGTTCGTGTATTAAGCGACTATCAGAAAGGATGGGTACTGGGACACATTAGCAAGAAAGACTTCAAAGACAACAGCACCTATCATAAGAAGGGAGACAAAGAGGGCAACTTCATATTCAAGCATTCTTGTTATAACATTAAAATATCACAACTAGAGGAACTATGAAATACAGATCAAACCTTGAAAGGAATATAGCGAAGGCGCTTGAGGAAAGTAAGATCGTTTTTGAGTATGAAGCTCAAAGACTTTCCTACCAACCTAAAGTAAGGACGTACCTTCCTGATTTTTATATTCCTGATGATGACTTTTATATAGAGGGTAAGGGATACTTTCACGATTCTCAAGAGCGTACACGCCACCTTCTTATAAGGGAGCAGCTAGGAATTGACGTTAAGTTTGTATTCGGCAATTCTTCAAACAGGATAGGAAAAGGGTCGAAGATGACATATGCGAATTGGTGCGATAAGCACAATTTCGATTACTCAGATGAGCGCCCCTCTAAAAAGTGGTTCAGCAATAATAAAGGAAAAGGAAAGCGACATGGATAAAGAGGACGATACTAGTGTGCCGGAAAGACTTCAAGGTATATATGAATCTCTTCCAAATGATTCGATATCTATTATCATAAGTAGAAGGTCTGTAGATATAGATGAAGAACAGGAGGAGACAAAGAAATCATCCATAGAGAGAGTTGAAGTTAGTGTCATCGATAACCTGACTAAGGAAGCTCTTGAAGGGCCAGTATTCTATTTAACTCACGGCCTATTGGATATTATTGAAAACAGTTTTGATGACGTAGTAGAAATGGGGTACTGTAGAGCAATGTATCTTCTTTCTGAAAATGATTCAAATACGCTGAATGGCTCTGCGGATATCCTGAATTTCGCTGATTACAAAAAGACAAATGGAAAATAAAATGGATACTGAAATAAACAACCCTTCACATTATAACACTAATGTTGTTGAAACGATTGAGATTATACAGCACAGCATGTCCGCTGAAGAGTTTCACGGATACTTGAAGGGCAACATAATCAAGTACGTTTCAAGGCACAAGCACAAGCACCCAGCAGAACCATATAAGGACTTGTGTAAGGCGCGGTGGTATCTGGAGGCATTAATAGAAACATACGGCAATTTTACATTGGAGGGCGGGGATGCTTCTTAAAGAAATGCAGTATTCCTTTTGGTCTAAAAAAGTAGATCATTTTATCAGCATGTTTGAGTACGGAAGGGATACCCCAGAACAATTCACTAATAACATGGTATTGATGGGATTTACTGAAAAGGATATCAGACGCGCTCTTTTTGAGGAGGAAGAAGATGAATAAAAAATTTATTATTATAGCAGTAGCTGTTCCGCTTGTATTAATAAGTAGCGCAGCCAGCAGTGTTTATTTTTCCAGTGAGTGTAAATACAACCCGTTCACAGGAGCTTTTGTTGTTGATGGAAAGGAGTATGCTCACGGCACAATGAAAGATGCGTGGGCATGTGCGCTAGAGGGTGGATTACCTCAATCCGTTATCTCCAGATTAGGAAAGTATGGAGATAGGGATACACAGCTTGAGGCAGAGAAGATTATAAATAAGGACAGGGAGATTAGACAGAAGGGAGAGGGAAACAATGATGGGTAAAAGCGAAACGGTACAGGATAAGCTTAGAATTTTTCATCGTGCATTTAAGCATCCCATTGGGCTGGAGTACCCTAAACCTTCATCTGTTATTGATGGTGAAAAGAATCTACGAAAGAATCTTATTCAGGAAGAGTATAAGGAGTTGATAGATGCTATCAGTAATGATAAGAGTGATGATGTACTTAAAGAACTTTGTGATCTGGTTTATGTGTGCGTTGGGTTTGCTGTTACTTACGGTTGGGACTTTGATTCTGCATTCAACCGTGTACATACTTCAAACATGTCTAAGCTTGATGCAGACGGCAACCCAATATACAGAGAAGATGGCAAAGTCATTAAGTCTGATTGCTATCAACCACCGAATTTGAAAAGATTAGTATGAAGGAGAAGAAGATGGAACTGCCGAATAATCTTATAAATGAAATCTTGAACTATCTTGCGAAGCAGCCGTATAAAGAAGTTGCACATATCATCAATGGTATTTTACAGGCACAGACACAGGCACAAAACACACAAGAGGAGTTACCGTTAGATGAAGACTGATTATCAAGCGTTCATTCATCAATCTCGTTATAGTCGTTGGCTTGAGGAGGAAGGTCGCAGAGAGACATGGGAGGAGACGGTAACACGGCTGCTTGATTTTTATAAGTATTTCTTAGAGAAGAACCATGACTTCACGATGCCTAAAGAAGTATACACTGACCTGTATACAGCGATTGTGACCATGCAGGTGATGCCGTCCATGAGGGCAATGATGACGGCAGGACATGCACTGGAACGTAACCACATTGCTGCATACAATTGTAGTTATCTTCCTGTTGATAGTCCCAGATCATTTGATGAATGTCTGTATATCCTGATGCACGGCACGGGAGTAGGCTTTTCTGTTGAACGGCAATTCATAAATCAGTTGCCGTCCATTCCAGAGAATGTTGAATATAGCGAAACGTGCATAGTGGTACAGGACAGTAAGGAGGGATGGTTCAAAGCGTTCAAGGAGCTAATCAATCTTCTGTACGCCGGACAGATACCGAAGTGGGATATGTCTAAGGTGCGGCCACAGGGAGCAAAGTTAAAGACGTTTGGTGGTAGAGCCAGCGGCCCAGAACCGCTAAATGAATTATTTCAGCTAACCAGCAGTATGTTTAAGAATGCAAGCGGCAGGAAGCTAACCAGCTTGGAGTGCCACGACCTTATGTGCAAGATTGCTGATGTTGTTGTAGTTGGCGGCGTCCGTAGGTCTGCGCTGATCAGCCTGTCGAACCTATCTGATGATCGCATGCGGCATGCCAAGAGCGGCGATTGGTGGAACACTCATCCGCACCGCTCATTCGCTAATAATTCTGTATGCTACACAGACGTTTTGGATACAGGCTCATTCCTGCGAGAGTGGAGTGCACTGTATGCAAGTAAGTCTGGAGAGCGCGGTATATTTAATCGCAAAGCTGCACAGATACAGGCCGCTAGATATGGACGCCGGGACGCTGATACGGAATACGGAACTAACCCGTGCAGCGAGATCATACTGCGTCCTAAACAGTTCTGTAATTTGAGCGAAGTTGTAGTGCGCGCTGACGATACACCCAAAACACTACAGAAGAAAATAGAACTTGCTACAATTCTGGGTACGATCCAATCATGCTTCACTGATCTTAAAGGATTAGGTCGGCAGTGGATTAAGAATACAGAGGAGGAAAGGTTGTTAGGTGTTTCTCTTACCGGCATCTTGGATAATGCGATGTTGGCTAATCAAACGAAAGACGATCTTCCCGCGATACTGAGTAGTCTTAGGGTGAGCGCAGTTAATGTCAATAGCAAGTGGGCGGGTATGCTGAACATAGAACCGTCTGCTGCCATTACGTGCGTCAAGCCGTCCGGCACAGTCAGTCAGCTTGTCGATGCTGCCTCCGGTATTCATCCCCGACATTCGGAGTATTACATCAGAACAGTACGGGCCGATAAGAAAGACCCGCTCACTGAGTTCATGACTGATGCTGGTGTTCCTGTTGAGGACGATAATAAGAAACCTGAAACGACTGCTGTATTTTCGTTTCCCGTTAAAGCGCCTACGGGGGCTATCACTCGCCACAACTTATCTGCACTTGACCATCTTCGTATATGGCAAGTCTACGCAGAGTACTGGTGCGAACACAAACCCAGTATCACGGTGAGCGTCAGAGAGGAGGAGTGGTTGGAAGTAGGAGCATTCGTATTCAAACATTTCTCCACGATGTCTGGAGTCAGCTTCCTTCCAATGTCAGAACATATCTACGAACAGGCTCCGTATCAGGATTGTACTAAAATGGAGTACGCTGCACTGTTGAAGCGGATGCCCAGCAGCATAGATTGGAAGCGTCTTGGCGAATATGAGCGCGAAGATAACACGCACGGATCGCAAACTTTGAACTGCACGGGCGATTTCTGTGAGATTGTGGATTTGGTGTGATGAAATGGGCTGTTTTTAGCGTTTTCCATTTAATGGCCCATACAGGCCCGTACAGAGGAAAGTAAGGTTTCTGGACCCTTACCCTACGGAACTCCTTATATGCCTCTGTACGGCGCTTCTAAGAGGGAAAATTCGGTGCAGCGTATCACTTTTCTGTTTATTTACAATAAAAAGGAGTAATTACGCATGATTGATGAAAAATACACAAAGAAGATTGTGATCCGGTGGACAAGTTCTTTTTTACTTGTTTGTTCGCTCATCCTTGCTGGAAATAATATGAGCGCACTTAGTTTGATCGCATACACCGTAGGGCTATTTGGATGGTTTGTAGCTGCGATGATGAATGATGATAGGGCGCTCATGGTATTCACCACGGCGTTCTTTGTATCCGTAGCCAACGACATGATAAAAGTAATATTACAATAATAAAAAAGGAGAAGAACATCAGTAGAAAATTTGCAACACTGTTGAAGCTGCATATCGGCTTAGATAATGATGGGTTCATTCGAGTAAATAAAGATCAAGTTAATATTCACAAATTAAAGGAAGTGTTTGAAGAGGAGCTTCCTGATTATGATGATTCAAATATGATCTTGAGATATACAGAGCATGTACAAAAAAATATCGCCGCCCTTTTGGAGGACAGCGAAAAGATGTTTAATCTTAAAGATGTGTTTTAAGTAGACATCAGTTTAGATATGATCCAGATCACTGCGCTGCCTATTACACCAAGAACAGTGGCAGCACCGTATACCATCGTTCTGTCATGCTCTAGTCGGCTAATGCGCTTATTAGCGTCCTTCATTGTACTTTCGAAGCGTCTGTTCTCCTCTAAAAGGCTATCGACTTTGCTTTCCAGCCGTCCAAGTACACGGTAGATTTCTGTATTATCGCTCATCGACCATACTCAACACTCAATATGTTCATACTTCTTTTTGGATTAGGAATTAAAGGACGATTTGATCTTGCTATGCCTTTTCTTCTTTTAAGCTCACTTTCCATAGCTTGTGTTTCCATTCGTTTAAAAAGCATATCTCTTTTTTCGTCACTAAGTGATCCAGTAATAGAAAGATGTCTCCACTCCTCTGAATCTATCGCCTTGTATATTTCCGGTGCAGAAACTCCAATTAATTTACCTAGAACTTTAACGCCTTCCCTATAGCTTTTTATGTTACTGCCGGGAATAGTTCCAAAAGTTTCCATGACTAATCTAGGATTATCTGGGTTTGTGAGAAGTTCGTGCATCATGTGTACATACTGCATTCTGACATGACGAATCGTTGTCTCTCCTAAAAAGTATCTAAGAGAAAGTACACCACGGGCAATTGAGAAACAACGTGCCATACCGCTTGAAATTGTTAAGGGTGTAGGTAAACCGGCAATAGCCTTTTCTTGTAGCGTAGACGGAGCAAGAACCCTCTCATTTTTTAGAACATGTGCTAAATCGTCTGCTGCTTGTTGACCAAACAATTCTCTACGAAGGATTACTGTATCATCTAATTTTTTTACGAGAGCCGGATAATTTATAACTCTTTCCATCACCTGTTGGCCGGTTTGGTGATCCAGAAAAGTTAATTTTTTACCCGTAAGGGATACAGACTCGTTTAAAATATCTTTAGCGTATATTTGTGCTATACTCTTTCTTAGTTGTTCACCTATATTTTCTCCATCAGTTACAAGCGTAAAATCATTGGTTGCTCTTTTTAAAAATTCATACGGAGTAAGAGATATTTCTCCCGGTTCCAATGTTTGTCCTATTATTTTTTTAAGCTGTTTTCCTGATTCTACTGGATCGCCAAAAGAACCTTTTTCAGAAGCTTTAAGTAGGTCTTCATAAAGAGGAATATGTTCTTTATTAAAATCTGCTTGTTTAAAGTATATTGGCGTATTAAAAAAGTCGGAAGGATCACCTCCTTTTCTCATAACATTAAATCCAGAGTTGCTTAACACGCTTAATTTTTGGCTTGTTAAAATACCTAAATCTTTATTGAGGTTATTAATTGTAGAACTCGCTTCTGCTAAATCTACCTTATGAGGATTATCTCCAGTTTCCTGTAGTTTTCTAAGTTTTACCTCTAACCCTTCGTCGTGCTTCTTGCTAAAATTAGAATCAGCTTCATCCATAAGTCTAAGAATATCTTGTTGAGTGCCGCCTTTAGAGCCATACGTTGTTAATATACTATCTATTTCTCCTGCTGTTAAATTTCCATCATCCAATCTTTTCCAAAGACCGTATTTCAAGAACTTTAAAAGTTCGTATGTTTTTTCAAAATCTCTTGTTACCTCTTCAGCTTCAGGAGAATATTTTAATCCTGTTCCTACTTCGCTTTGTTTTGTTCTCATCCCAGTAAGGAACAATCTAAATGATTCTCCTCTCTCTTCAATACTGTTTTTATCTAAAAAGAATTGTTTAAAAAGAGCCTCATTAGAAATATTTCCTTTTCCTTCTGGAGCAGTAATAAGTTTTCCAAATCTTGATTTATATCGTGGAACATACTCCTTTTTATAAACTTCTTGTATTTCCTTTAGTCTTGCAACATCCTGTTTATATTTTTTAAGATCAACCTCATTAAGATTCTGTTCATCTACTCTTAAACCAAAATTATCAACATCTGGATCAAAATATTCATTTACTTTATTCCGTAATTGACTATACGCTCTTCCTCTCGGAGTTCCTATGTTATCCCATTCTAGTTTACCTAATGCGCTCATAAGATCAATTAAATTTCCCGTATTTGCTTCAGCAGGAAACATTTCGATTTCAGATTTATATTCTTTTAAAATCCTCCCTATTAACTTGTCTTTAGAATGTCCAGAATAATCCTTTAGTATAGTCTGTCCAGCATTGTCTACTTTCAATATTCCTGCTTTAGTATCAAGCATATTAAGAGCATCTATTAAATCTGAATTATCAAGATGTTTTAAAGAATTTTTTGTTATTGCTTCAGATATTTTTCTTATAGGGGCAGGTTGCATTTGTGTTTTAGCAAATGTAGTTATGTCGTTTATAATATCATCAGGCAGAACGTCATCTGTACCTATTGTCCCTAATTTAGCCGAAAGAAAATCACGAAGATTCCTAACATCAAGAGTTCCCTCTCTTAATCCAGAGATTTCCCTATACATATTATTTATAATATTTTGATCTTCCTGTCGGATATCATCAAAAATTTTCTTTTGAGCATCTTTATAATCAAGCTCACCGTCCCTTATTCTCTGTCTGAGATCATCTGGATGTATATGTTTTCTAGTATCAATTAATGCTCTATCAGCAGCAGTAGTCATTTGTGTACGTTCAGCTTCAAGCATCTTTTCTAAATATCTTGATGCTTTAAGCGTAGCTACTTCTATATTTGTATTTGCCAGTTCAGCAAATTTAATAAATTTCCCTAATTCTTTAGTGTTATCTAAATCTGGATTATATTTGCTCAAGATATCCTTTAACAGATCAACATTAGCTTTTCGAAGACGATCCTGATTTTTTTGAATTGCACGAAGAGGCTGTGCAAGTTTTACTCTTTTTCCGAAACGCCAGCCCTCACTGGTAGTCATAGTTTGAGCGCGTAAGGCTTCAAATTGACCAAGTTCCGTAAGGTTGTCCAAATATATGGATACCTTCTCCGCTGTTCCTGCTGGAAGATTTCGTGTTGCTATTTCCTGTAGTTGTGTGAATGTTTTAAAATTTAGCTCCATTCTTTTAACTAGCTCTTCATACTCTACTGGATTATCCTTTTTTAATACTTGAAAAGCTCTTTGAATACGGCCAAGTTCTTTTCTTTGTCCCTTATGCAGCTTCATCTGATAAACTTGTTTTTTTAGATTATCTTCTGCCGCCAGACCATCGATAATACTCTCATCTACGCCAAGAGAGCGCAGATAATTTTTTTGTATCTTTTCTACTTTTTCAGGATTATCAAAAGGACTTTTTATATTCCAGAAGCCTGTATCTTCGGCTCTCCAAGTTCCCTTAGAACCTGACCAGAACCAAGAATATAAACTGACAGTGTGGTTTAAATAACTTTTTCTTATAGCGTGTCCCGGTTGAACTATGGCACCAGCTATCATCATAGGAAGAGCAATTATGTCAGCATACGGATTATCAGGGCTAACCATTCCAACTATCGATTTCGCTGCTTCAAAAGCTACTGCTCCTCCAACAGATCCGTCTATTTCTCGCCACAACCATTTCTTTTTCGGTATTACCGCACGTTCAGCCGCAACACTTGCTCTTGAAAGAGCAGTAGAAGCACTAAGAGTTTCTAATCCCCTGACACCATTCATCAAAAATTGCGCTGTTTTGCGAGGAGTGAAAAGCATCTTCCCGCCTTTAATAATCGGCGTCCCTCCTACAAACATTTCCGTTGCAAGCTTTAGGATACGAGTGTCCATACTTTTTGCCCACTCAGCCTCTTCTGTTCCTACAGAGCGTTCTATTGCTGTTTTCATGGGAGAAAATATATCTTCCATTTTTTTCAGCATAGCGTGGTGTGGAGAACGATCAATTTCTCTTCCGTATTCTTCTACTCCACCAAAAAGAGGATCATAGTAGTCTTTATACATAAGTATAGAAGGAATTGCCGTAGCCATACGCCAACCAAGATCACCTGCCAACTTTGCAGTCGTTCCTACTGTAGGGATATACATATCAGCGAAGAAAGGTAAAGATATCAGCCCGTGAAGCGCATCTACTCCCGCCACACCGGGAGTTTCCAAATATGCCGCAGCTTTTTCATTTACCACTGGTGTCATGTCTTCTGCTATTTCTTCAAATGTACTTTTTAGCTGTGTTTTTATTTCAGCCGCATTGGGCGCACGTTTCGGAGTATTCATAAATACCCCGTTTGGCATTTCGGGTGACGGTGGCTTGACATAGAATAATGCTTCTGAACCAAGCTCCTCTGTTGCGTCTTTTGCATTGGAATAGACAGGAACATTATGCCTGATAACTAGTTTCTCAGCTATCTTAGGATCAGCAATTCCTTCGGCATCCACATATGTTGCTTGGTTAACGATCTTATTCAATGCTTGTGGTTTCGTTAATTTAACGTCTGTTTCACCTGTAAACTCATTAAATGAAGGGGTAGTAGTTAAGTGTTTATAAAGGATATCTTCTGGGGAATTTTGTTTATCAAAAGCATCCATTTCAGCGTTTATTTCTCTTTGTTGATCCGGTGTTAACTGATTTTGTTTATCCCAAGCATCCATTTCAGCGTCTATTTCTCTTTGTTGATCCGGTGTTATCTCTACGCCAACACCGGGAGGTGGTTCTGAAAAGATTTTTCCCGTTCCCGATTGGTTTGGGTCAGCACCAACATATGCAGAAGAAGCCTCCTGATTTACAGGAGAACCAGAAAGAACTTGCTCTTCATCTGGATTATTTGAAGAAGTAGGTTGTATCATCTGTTTTAGCTCCCTGATTGACCTGTTACTCTTTGTGTTACTTCCTTTAACTTAGCCTGTCTTTTAGCCTCATATTCCGCTTGTGCTTTTTTAAAATTCATAGTCGCTGCTTCTTGTGTTTCAGCAAATGATGCTCTATTTGACATACTGGTATTATACTGCCTATGTTGCTCTAAATAGTATCTAGCTGCGTTTTGAGTAGGGGAAGCACCCTCTAATAGCGATTTTTGCGTATTAATATATGAGTGAAGATACTCTCGTTCTGTCATGCCTTGAAGCATCTTAAAAATATTATCTTCCGCTTCTAAATTTCCAATGGTGCCACTTTGAAAAGATTGTAATACAACTTGAAAATCTGCATTCGAAACGGCCTGTCCACCAGAACCACCTTGAACCATCTTAGCAATTTTATATACTAATTGAATCTTTAGTGCTTCATATTGGACATATTTCAAATATCTTTCATGTCGTTCTGGATCAGTTAAATTAGTCTTTCCATCTAAGCTATCGCTCCAAGCCTTTATTCTTTTATTTGCTCCGTCTTGTAAGCCTTCCGTAATCTTGCCTGTTAGTCCCCCGTTTGTGGCATCCCTAAAAGTTGCATCCATTTCATCGGATATTCCTTTTTCAAAGGATATCTTCTTAGCTTTATCTGCTATGCCTAAAGCAGCTACGAAACCGTGCAACTTTTCTGTAACGTCTCTTAAAAAATTGAGTTGGGGCGCTTCCGCCTGATCCATCTGTTCTGATAAAGTACGTATATCAACAATTGAAGAAAGAAGCGACATATTCTCATTATGTTTTTTAAGCCCATCATTTATTTCTTTATTTCTATCTTTATATTTATGTGTTATTAATTTTGATACACCTCCTCCACTAACTTTTTCTCTGGATTTTCCTCTGCCGTTAGCAAAAATAGAAGCTGTAGCAATCGCGTGTAAAGTTTTAAAGGGATTTTTTGAATTGTATTTAAACGGTGAATCAGTTGATTCAGCCAAAGACTTCGCGGAGTTTTGAATGTCTTTGTGCTCTCCTCCTAATGCACCAACCATACCCGTTCTGCGTAATTCTGCAACTCCTCCATATATACGTGCAGAGGCGACTAGCGCATTCGTTTCTACACTACCAAACTTACTCCAATCTATAGAAGGATTCTCTTTTATCATTCTCTTTGCATCGTTGCTAAGAGGAGGAAGGGGAACGGAATCTCTAATACCGTCTAACAAGCCCCTCATTTTAGCATCTTTATGCGTGTTCAAATATTGATAAACAGAACCCATCCCACTCTCTACATGATAGCCCTGTTGTCCAATAACCTCTCCTGCCGAGTTATACTTATTTAGCATTACTTCTGTTTTTGACATTATTTCTGGGATTTTTTTAAGTAACCATTCATCTAATCGGTTATAATTTTTTTGCATTAGTTCAGAATTAGACGAATATGTCTCTTTTAAATGATTATCTACAAAATTAAAAGCAGCATTAAACCTAGACAGAAATCCCATTCCAGTATTAAACTTTCCCTTCTTGTCAAGCAGAAACCGTGAAGGAAGCTTTACACCAGTACCCCTAAAAAAATCAAAGTCAGAATGATCTTCGTGAAATTTTAGTGCTGCCGCTTTATCATTTTTTGCTTTTTCTGCTTCGGCTTTATCTCTTGCAACCTGTAATCTTGCATTAACCGTATACTCATTTCTAAGAGCAGCCGCATCATCTCGCTGCGTTTGCAATTTTTGTTGCATTTTGAATTTTCTATCTTCTAACCTTTTTTGACGCTCTTCTTCAGCAGCAAGAACCCGCTTTTCTTTAAGCTCTGTAAGCGCACCAATCGCCATTCCTCTAATACTGATACCCATTATACATTCTCCAAAGAGTTAGGTTGCATTTCCATGAAGCTCATAGGCTCAGAAGAAGAAGGAGCGACCTGTTCTTCCTGACTTGCCCCGCCCTGTACTTGCTTTAAAAAGTCATCTAGTTCCGTTACAGCGGCTTCCTTTTGTTGTTTCTTAAATTTTTCTGGATTCTTTCTTTTCATCAAAGCTACAATATCGTCAGAACTCATATTTCCTTTTGATTTATTCTTTGGGAAATTCATTATATTGATATCATCTATTTCAATATTATTTTCATGCGCTTTAACATACATCCATATCATCAACAAAGGAGTAAGCTGCATCGCAATATCGGGAGAATACACTCCTTTTGAAAATGATCCGAAAGTTACAACATTTGCTATGCTTTCAAGATCAACCCCCGCATCAATCATACCGAGCAAATCAGAAAATAATGATTCACTATCTTCAATTGTTTCAACAGTATTGAAAAATGCTTCGTCTAAATTGTTTATCTGAGGAGGCTTATAAATAGCGTCATCTTGCATTGGCTGTGTAAGCGATTCTCCCGGTATGGGCCTATCAAATGGATCAAATGGCATATTCTATATTCCTATACTCGTATTTGTGCTTGTTCAAGTGATGAAATTAATCTTTTTACAGAATTTTCATGTTCTGGAGATAAGGCTCCATCACCCGCCAGAGCAACCCTTAGTAATTTGGAAGCATCATTAGCAGCATTAGCAGCATTTGAGACATTATGTCCAGATTTTATATCTACACGTTCATCTATGAAACCTGTTACAAACCTTTCATGTGCCGCGATACGCGCAGCCGCCTTTGACTGACCACTAAGCGCAGCTTGCGTTCTAGCGCCAGCATTATTCTCTTTATCGCTTCCGCCAAGAACATTACCAGCGATATTTATAATAGGACCAATAAAATCTGTCCAAGCCATATGTTCTTTCTCCCCTTTTTTTATTATCTCTTATCTAGTCACCGGAGCCATGTCTATCTATCCGCCCACACTTTCACGGCTCCGAGAATAGTCGTTAGAGCCGCTTGGCGAAGAGAAAAGAGACATAAACCAATCACTTTTAAGAGCATCACCAAGAAAATTAACACCAAACCCACCAAGAAGTCCAGACAGTTGATTGTCCTGTTCAATATCCGCTAATTCTTTAGATTGATTAAAAGATAGCGCAGAAAGAGCAAGATTCTGTTTCCTTGTTTCTTCATTTTCAAACGCCTGATTGGCCCACATAGCTTCATCACGATACGATTGCCACAGTTGATTTTGCCGTGCTTCTGAAATAGCAAGCAAGTTTTGAGCATTTCGTTGCTCTACCCCATTAGCTATTTGATTATTTACCGTAGTTACCTGCCTTCGCCAAAGCGTATTAGACCTATCGATTGCTTCCTGCATAGTCGCATTGAATTTATTTCGTTCTTGATCTAAACCGGCGTTAAATTGCTGAATCGATGTTCCTGTTTGTACGTTGAACTGTTCAGTTGCTAGTTGTCTTGCTTTATTCGCCTGTTCTACTTGATTGCCCAGTGTAGCGTAGAACTGATCTACTTGATTCTGTGATTGGGCATTGAAATTACGTGCTGCATTTAATGAAGCCACATCACTGAATAGCTCCTGCATCCGTGATTGATGATTAAGATTATTCGCTGTTTGCTCATTTGTTACGTTTGTCGTATTCATTTGCAAGAAACTGGCTGCATTCTGTTGCGCTGATTTCAATCGAACATCCAGATTTTGCCGGTCCATTGTTGCAATTTCAGCGGCATTCTTTAATGCAGTAGTTTGCTTGTTGTTTAAATTCTGTAGCTGAATTGACGCATATTTATCGGCATCTGCCGCTGCAATCGGAAGAGCGGATTCGAACAACGCCTGTGTTCGTGCAGCCGCCGCCATGCTAGAGGAACCTAATCCACGCTGTAGCATGAATTGGTCTGCTTTACGTGCAGCCGGTGCAGCCCACGGCGGTAACTGTGTCCCGTCATCTAGTGCTTCATACAACTGGCCTAATTGGAACTGTACGGTAGCCTTCTCATCCAATGCTTCAGTTTGCGCCGTTGCAAGCGCACCAGAGGAAAGCGTTCCCTGTACGTTTCCGATAAGGTCTTCTGCATTCACCTGTCCTAAGACGGCGGTTGTTTCAGGAGCATCGGGCGCAACTTCTCGTGCTGTAGCTGCTGTAACCTGTGCTGCGTCCTGTTCCAATGGAATATCAGATACAAAATCATCAGGATCAATAGTTTGTTGCGTAACTTGCTGTGGAGCATCTATTAACGGCGCAGTTTGTAATTCTCCCGGCTGAATATCTTCAATTTGTATTCCCTTTACAGCAGCGCCAGTGGGCAAAGTAGGATTAATTGCCTGTTGTCCTGCTTGATTTAAAAGATTTTGATAACGTGCGTCAATTGGTTGTTGTATGCTGGAGGAGGCGGGGGCCGTTGTTTTAGAAAAAGCAGCATTAGGATCACCGCCAACTACTTGAGGCATGTCCACCAGTCCTAAATCCTGTGTAAAGTCAGCAGCATCAATAAAGCTAGTTCCGCCACCGGCACCCCGCCCAGCGGAGCCGTATTGGGCGATCTGGTCGGCGCTTGCGGCTCTAATTATATTGCCGGAAGATGCGGAATCATCCGGCCCACTTAGTTGGTGAATGTTACCGTCCCGATAAACTTGGTTATTGCCTAATCTTATTGAGGGCATTACTTTTCCTTCTTTAATTATCTAGCTGCACTAGAACCAAAATAAAAGCTAACGATAGCAGCTAACGTATGTATATATGCAGGGGCCAGCGCAATTCCATCTATACTTTTCCAAAGTACTTTATCCGCCTGTTCCCAGATAAATGGAATCCACCATTCACCTTTTTCTGTTACCGATACAACAACTGGAATATCAAAGAATGGTGCAGCAAACGGGATAATAACAATACAACCTACACAGATGAATGCAATGATACGTCGAGTAAAGGCGAATTGCTTATCCTTTAAGCCATGCTCTCGTGCTGCTGAAACAGCCTTCTGCTGTTGAGCCATTGCAGCAATCATCATACGATGCTGTTCTGCCTTCGCCTTTGCTATCTGTCCGATTAGCGTAGTTACAAATCCTAAGACAGAACCACCCAATAATGTCATTAAAAGTTGCACGGTTTATTTTTCCTTTAAAGAAGGTTTCCTATCTTCTTCTTTCAGATATTCATCACCAATAACGAACCCGTGATAATTCTCTCGCAAGAAAGTATACACCGTTTCTGTCGGTATCGACCAGCCCATATGCGTCACTGCTTGAAATCCTGAAGCGGATACAGCAGAAGGAACACCAATCATCTCATATTGTTTACGCTTTTCAGAATACGAGAACAATGCGCCGCCTGAATTACCGAAGATGATTGGAGCGGTGGCAAGCTGATACCTGTATCCTTTAATCATCTGCTCACTAAATGCCATCTCACCTGATGTCATCGAAGGAGGATACCCCAACCCTGCACCAATCGCCCATACTTGCTGGCCCAACTTAGGTACTGATCCTTCTGGTAGCATATGTGCGATAGCGTCTACACCACGCTCCGTATCTCTTAGGCGAAGTAGAGCTAGATCACGTTGCTGATCATGTGCTACGATATCGGCAATACGCCCACGAGTACCTACTGAACGGGCGCAGCGAACATAATCAAACCAGAATGCTGTAACTGGCTCACGAGTTTCACGTTTTTCTTTCGCTCCTTTGAGCGGATTCCATACTTCTCGTATTGTAATCTGACTAGCTATTACATGGAAATTAGTTAAGATATACGATTCCCACTCTTCATTATGCTTCTTAGAATACAATACAGTACCGGAACCGGAAGTATCAATACGAACCGCTGTATTCAACATCTCCTCATGCTTCTGTCCGCAATCAGATGCGATTGAACTTGTTGCCCCTACACAGAACACCAGTGCAGCAAACAATGAAGCTTTGACGGTTGTTAGAAACTTTCTGTTCTTATTCATATCAATTCCTTTTACTAATTAAGTGTTATTATCTTATCTATAAACTTGTATTCAGATATCGTGCTGGCGAATTTAACACTGTGTATTCTTGCTTCTATGTTATCTTTCCAAAAGCTGATAAACTTATTCAATCTTGGGTATTCCGGCACGATATCATACTGCTGAAATACAAACTCCTGAAGAATATGATCATAATCAGGAAGAAAGTAGATTACCTTAATGGTAGTCAGATCATTTCTTATTAAATAACTCAAATAGTGTCTAC